TTCGTCTCACAACGTCGTGCGCTCGGTGAACTGGATCATCCTGAGTCTACGGTGGTCAATCTTCGTAATGTCTCACATAATATTGTTGAAGTGCATTGGGAGGGCGCTGATCTAATGGGCACAATCGAAGTGCTTTCTACGCCATCGGGGAACATCGTTAAGGAACTCATGAAGAATGGGATTCGGTTGGGCGTGTCGTCTCGTGGTGTTGGGTCAATTAAGGACTTGGGTGAGAACACGGTGGAAGTGGATGACGATTTCGGGTTGATCTGCTTTGACATCGTTTCAAATCCTAGCACGCATGGTGCATTCTTAAATGAGTCCGCTGGAGCTAAGAATGCTCCTTATGTGAATATTGAAAAGCTCGTCTATGACTTTTTTGCTGAATTGAAGTAACCTTCTATACTATCAGGTGAGATACTATGTCAAAGATTAACCTAACTGAACTTCGTCAAATCATTCGTGAAGAGCTAGAACAGCGTATTCTTGAATTTGTCACGAAGGAAATGCCCAACGGATCAGCATGGAAATTGCCTAAGGGCAGCGCCTGGGCAGCTAAGAATACAAATGGTGTCACAAATTATTGGTATGGTAAGGATCAGGTTAAGAATAAAGAAGCCGCAGCTGCATGGGCGAAAGACTCAGCAAAACAGCCACATCAACATGCTGGTGAGAAACTATCCGCATCATCCAAAGAGAAGGGGATTCAACATCCTAACAAACCCTCCAAGCCAACGGTCGGAGTATAATAATGCCAGAACAAGTTAATGTACAGCCAGATCGTGTTCGTAAAGGCGGCACTCTCGGTCAAATCATCGGTCAATATAATGAACATGGTGACAAGCTTCGTAATACATCATCAATGCGCGAGATGGCAGAAGATCTTATGAGCTTGGCTGAATTTGCAGAGCAAGCCGTTATGTCCGAAGCCGATGATTGGTATGATGGTCATACGATTAAGCGCAATATGAAGGAATTGAAGAACTATGTTAGTGAGTTTGGTAAGATTGCTGCTGAGTATGATACGACTCGTCAACGGGCCACGGCACTCTATGATGATATCGGTCGTGTGCTTGAACGCTATTTCGAACTGCATAGCGATAATGCTGATCTTGGTGATACGTCTGGATATGATGATGGTGAAGGCGATGAAATCGTTGCCGGTAATTCCAAGAAGTCTCCAATGGCCGGAACAAGTAAGATGATTCAACAGCCATCAGAAATTTCTGGTGATGCTGGTGAGACGCCAAATCCTGCAGGTGGCAATGATGCCGAAATTGAAAAGGCCGTTGCACCAGAAAAGAGTGATGCAATTGACAAGAATGCTGATTTGATTGCTCGACTACTTACACTTGCTCGTCACAAGTTAACTGGCGAACAATTATCTAAGTTTGATGTTCTACCAGAAGAGAAGCAGATTAAGGCTGCTTGGATCATGTTGACTAAATGACTCTAGGCGAATTTTTTGAGACGATGGAGAAGTTTCCAACTACTCGTCTTCGTATTATATGCACGATTGGACTCATCGTTGCTACCGGTGCGGTATATTTGTTACATGCATGCCATTTTCAGGATCCAACCACACATGGATGTATTGGGTGGGACCCGTCTGTTAATTGGATTATGTTTCTCTCGGCACTTGCTGGTGTCGATGTAACACAATACTTTGTTAAGGGATTTACCTCTGTCAAGCACGCACAAGTAGCTGCAAGTGTGGCAATTGCTGCACCACAGCCACCAGTTAATATTGAAGAAGTTGTAGAAGAAGTAGATGAAGATGTAACCGCTACGTCAGACGTATCGGAACTTAACACAGAAGAATTGAAAGGATAAACTACGGCTATATGATTAATAAAAAAAGAGATCAACCCATTGCTGGTGGTCTGGAAGTATTTGTAAGTCAGACCGGTGATTTTAAAAAAGACAAGGCAAACGTAGACTTTGCTCTTCGTGACTTTAAAAAGAAAATCAAGAAGAGTGGCATTATGAATGAACTTCGTCAACGTGAAGCCTATATGTCCCCCTCCAAATACAAGAGATATCGAAAGAACGAAGCTATTAAACGTAGAAAACGTGACGAAAAAAAGCAAGAATGGACAAATAATCAATCTGAATGACTTAAATTATTGTCAATTTACACGTTATCTTTCTTTGCTCTCTACTTATATTCAGATCACAGAATACGTCTTTCCTAAGACGTGCGGGTGACTAAATCCCTACCTGATAAGGGCTTCGAGTAGCCTTTTTTCGCGTCTTAGACGCATGGACATAACACACTATGGCAAAAACAGATAATCTCCTCAAGGAAGCTATCGCTGATGCTAAGGCTGTTAAGGATACCGCTATCGCCAACGCTATGTTGACGTTGAAGGAATCCTTCAAGCCACAGCTTACTAACATGCTAGCAGCCAAGCTTCGCAATGAATCCGATATGGTCGAGACGACCAAGTTGGCATCCTCAGGCGTTGGCACCAGCCTCACCGTTGATGATCCGGCACCGAAGCAGCCTGCTGCAGGTACGAAGTCATCCTCCAAGATTGACAATCCAGATCAAGAAATTGAAACCTTTGGCGAAGGCGTTGACGAAGAAGTCACTGAAGATTTTGGTGGCCCACCGGAAACTGCTGGCGCTCCTGCTGCTGATGGATTTGGCGATGATGAAGGGGGTGAGGACTTCGGACAAGAAGGTGAAGAAGATCTCGATCTCGAAGCTATCATCCGTGAACTCGAAGCTGACCTTATGGGTCATGGCGACGAGATGGGTGGAATGGACATGGACAATGGTCAGCCAGACATGAACGGCGCCCCGGACATGGACAATGATGAAGATGATGAATTCAAGAAGGAAGCCGTTCCGTTTGGAAAGGGCGGCGCACATGTTCGTCCAGAAGGCTTCAACAAGATTGACGCTGGCGTTGATGCTAATGCAGGTGTTACAACGGAAGCAGAAAAGGCCAAGACAGACGACCTTTCCTTCCCGGTTGAAGGTGAAAAGAAGGTTACAGAAGGTGAAGTTGAAGAGGAAGTAGACCTAGAAGAAATTCTTCGTGAAATGGGTGCAGAGGACGAACTTGAAGAGTCCGAAGAAATTGCATCAGAAAACGTAGAGCTCAAGCGCTCACTCCGTGAGCATCGTGAGGTCATCCAGCTACTTCGTAATCGTATCAACGAGGTCACACTACTCAACTCTAAGTTGATGTACACGACTAAGATTTTCCGTTCCTTCAATCTATCAGAAGGACAGAAGAAGCGTATCGTGGAACAGTTTGATCGCGCTACGAATCTTCGTGAAACCAAGCTTGTTTACGCTACCCTGTCTGAATCCCTTACGGGTAAGGTCGGGACGGCAACCCCACGTCGGGTTGCGGCTAAGATCACTGAAGGTGCATCTAAGTCCGTTGGTTCAACGAAGCCGAAGTCCACAACAGTTCTAACAGAAGGCGATACACAAGTCGCCCGTATGCAGAAGCTCGCCGGAATCATCCGCGGCTAATTTAATCTAACTCTCACACAGGTATATTCACATGAGTTTTGATCTAAACCAGCTTCTAACTGAAAGCAAGACCCCCCTTGACGCACTACTCGCACAGTCCCGTGGACTAGCTAAGAAGTGGGAAAAGACCGGTCTTCTTGAAGGTTTGAAGCAAGAAGTTGACAGAGGTAACATGGCCGTTCTCCTTGAGAATCAGGCTCGCCAACTCGTGTCTGAAAACAACAAGACAGGTGGCGCCAATGCCGAACAATGGAATGGTGTCGCTCTTCCCCTCGTCCGTAAGGTATTTGCGGAAATTTCAGCGAAGGAATTCATTTCAGTTCAACCGATGAATCTTCCGTCTGGACTTATTTTCTACATGGACTTCCAGTATGGTACCACTAAGGCACCACGCACAATCGGACAGTCCCTATATGGTACGACCTCGGGTTCCGCAACTGTACCAACAGGCGGCTTGTACGGCGCTGGTACGTTCGGCTATTCGATCAACGAAGTATCTACTTCGTTGACCTACGGAACTGCTACAGCTTCCGTGGCCGATGGTAACTACGATGGTAACCTCTCTGCATCACTTGCAGCAGGAACCACGTACTACCTCTACACCGCTTCCGTAACTGGTCTAACTGGTGCAGACCTCACCGCAGCCCGTTCATTCATTCCGATGACTGCTGCCGGTGTTGCTCTTACTGGTTGGCTTCCGGCTTACACGAAGTTGAGCACAGACCAAACGACCATTCAGTTCATTGCCAGCAAGCTCCAAGCTGCTACACGTATTCAGTATTCCAAGCAGCCAACGGACTCTACTCGTGGCGACTTCGAAGATACCATTGGTTCTTCAATCCCACCAACGGGTATTGACCTCAACATTCCAGAAATCAACCTCCAGCTTCGTTCTGAGCCGATTGTGGCTAAGACTCGTAAGTTGAAGGCTGTCTGGACGCCTGAACTTGCTCAGGACTTGAATGCTTACCACAGCATCGACGCAGAAGCCGAACTAACGGCCATGCTGTCCGAGTACATCTCGCTTGAAATCGACCTTGAAATTCTTGAAATGCTCTTGGTCAATGCTCAGACGACAGGCTACTGGTCTGCGAAGATTGGTCAAGTTTGGAATGGCACTGCCTTCCAGACCGATACCAACATCACAGGTCAGGCTTGGACACAAATGACTTGGAACCAGACGCTTGGTATCAAGGTACAAGAAGTCAGCAACAAGATCCATCAGCTTACCCTCCGTGGTGGAGCTAACTGGATGGTCGTCTCACCGACCGTCGCTTCTATCCTCGAAGTCATTCCTGGCTTCTCGGCGAAGACAGACGGCAACCAGAGCAACTTTGCCTTTGGTGTGTCGGCAGTCGGCTCCTTCCAGAATCGTTTCACGGTTTACAAGAACCCTTACCTCACTGGTAACGTTGTCCTCATGGGCTTCC